TTTGTACGATAGCTACACTTGGATAGAGGACACCTGCCAAACGGCGCAAGATTTAATAAACGGTTTTCTATGGTTTGACTCTGCACCTGTAGTTGGGACAGCGTTAGTAAGTAACGTAGCTACGGTGATGATAGCCAACCCCGGCCTATTTACTACTGGTCAAACCGTCACAGTAGCCGGGGCTGGCGCTACTTTTAACGGCAGCTATACAATTACTAGCACCCTACCTTTTAGCTCTGGTAGCACTAGCCTTTTACCAGCGTTTAATTTACAGCTTAATTATTACCAGTACCCACAGGGTTACAGTTTTATACAATATGCAAAAACGGCAGCTAACCAAAACTTTAGGCGCGTAGTACCTAGTGGCACTATGACGGGTGATGATACAAAGACGGCTACTTACGCTAATACACCTGCTATAAATGCAGCTGCACTTATGTTAGCTGAGAATATCTGGACTAGCCGATTTAGCACACAAAACGGCGGCGTGAGCGTAGACGGTTACAGCCCTAGCCCGTTTAAGATGAGTAATACTTTAATGGCATCTATACGCGGTTTGTTAGCGCCTTACTTATCGCCTAACGCTATGGTGGGATAATGACAGCCGCGATTACTACACTACGCAGCACTATAGCCGCTGCCTTAGCTAATAACTCTGTTTGGAGTACGTTTAGTTTTCCACCTAGCACAATAGTAGCTAACAGCGTAGTAGTAGCCCCGGCAGACCCTTATTTAACGCCTAGCAATAATAAACAGGCAACTATATCGCCTATGGCCAATTTCAAAATTATTATGACCGTGCCTATGTTTTCTAATGAAGGCAACTTACAAGGCATAGAAGATACGATAGTAGCCGTGTTTGGTTTATTAGCAGCTAGCTCTATTGTATTTAACGTTACCGCTGTAACTGCACCTAGCGTTTTAACGCTGCCTAGCGGTGACCTGCTAACAAGTGATTTACAAATATCCGTACTAACGAGCTGGAGCTAAAATGGCACTAACAGATGAAGATAAAGCGTTTCTTATCAAGATAGGCCAAGAACTGCCTAAAGAGGTTAAAGAAACAAAGCAAAAAGCAATAAAAGACACAGAAACACCGACAACAGAAAACGAGGCATAACTAATGGCAATTTTTTTAAGTAACGGCGTAGTAGTAACGCTTAACAGCGTAGCCCTATCAGACCACGTTACTAGCGCAACTATTAACCGTAGTTTTGATGAGCTTGAAGTTACAGCTATGGGCGATACCGCACATAAGTTTGTAAAAGGTTTAGAGGCCAGCACTATCACGCTTGATTTTCTAAACGATACGGCAGCATCAAACGTACTTGCAACCTTGCAAGCTGCGTGGGGTACTACTGTAGCGCTAACACTTAAGCAGACAAGCGCGGCTATATCGGCAACAAACCCAGAATATCAGACCACAGTTTTGGTCAACAATACTACAGACATTAACGGATCTGTCGCTGATATCAGTACCCAGAGCATTACATTTACTTGTAACTCACCTATCGTAGTAGACACCACACCATAACTAAAACAAAGGGGCAACAATGGCACAGCTTAAAATAACAAGGGCAGACGGCAGCGTAAGCGAGCATAAGATTACGCCCCGTATTGAGTATGCCTTTGAGCAGTATGCTAAAAAAGGTTTTCACAAAGCCTTTAGAGATGATGAAAAGCAAAGTGATGTTTACTGGCTAGCCTGGGAGTGCCTACGCACTAGCGGCGAAGTAGTAAAAACGTTTGGGGCAGATTTTCTAGAAACCTTAGCTAAAGTTGAGGTTACAGACGATAACCCTTTGGAGTAGTGGGGCGCGGTAGTTTTGGCTATTTAATCGCACAAATTGCGGTAGAAACAGGCATAGCGCCCCAGTACTTGCTAGATCTAGATGATGTAATGTTTAGTAATATCCTAAAGGTTTTAACCGATAGGGCTAAGGAGATGCAGGATGCCAACCGAGGTAAGAGGCGGCGTTGAAGCTCGCAAGGCTTTACGCAAGTATGCCCCGGATTTAGGCAAAGCTATACAAAAAGAACTAGCCAACCTGTTAAAGCCTGTTACAAACAAAGCTAAGGGTTTTATACCTGCAGATATACCAGAACTAAGCAACTGGTCTAAGCCAGTATCTAGCGCAGAAACAATAAATTATAGAGCATTTCCAAAATTTGATGCAGGCGAAGCTAGG